TGGGGATTAGATCCTAAACTAAAAGATCTCACTAGTCATAGATTAGAAGTAGGCGTTGATAAAAAAGGTGCTGTAGTTATATGGGAACATCCTCAGGAGAATCCTCCTTGGGGCTTATATATATTAGGTGTTGACCCATATGACCATGATGATTCTCAAACAGTATCTTTAGGGTCTGTAATTGTATATAAACGATTTCAGAAGTTTGAAGAATTTTATGATATGCCTGTTGCTGAATATACAGGTAGGCCAGAAACAGAAGAGGAGTTTTATGATCAAGTGTTAATGTTAGCTTTATATTATGGTGGTACTATAATGTATGAGAATGAGAAAAGAGGCTTATATCAAAGTCTAGAAAAGAAAGGCTACGACTATTTATTTGCAGATCAACCAGATGCAGTTATCAAAGATGCAATTCGTGATAGTAAAGTCAAAAGAAATAAAGGTGTACATATGCCTATAGAAATCAAACGATATGCAGAACGTTTAACAAAGTCTTGGATGTTGGAGGAATACACTCCGGGCCGACGTAATCTAACTAAGATTATGTCAGAGGCGTTATTAGAAGAATTAATTAACTACAATGAAACTGGTAACTTTGACCGCGTTATGGCATTTTTCTGTGTCATGATATATAGGTTTGAGCTGTCTAACGTTGAAGTAAAGAAGAGGGATGATGAGATACAAAGAGCTCAATTATTCCCAGAACCATTATTTATTGAACAATCGAATGGCTCAGATCCTTGGGAAATGTATGCTAATCGACTAATACTTTAGCTAAATTATGAAAGATGTAAGACGATCTTTTCCACCACAAAAGGTCTCTATATCCAAAAAGAATACAGAGAATTGGCAACACGGCTCTGTAGATGCAATCATTGGAAAAGAGAGTTTCGGTTTTATGGGTGAAGTTACTCGTAAGGAAAAAATGGGTGTGAATTATGAGTTATATAACAGTAACTTTAATGAACACGATATGAAATTTGTGACCGATCCTTATAAGGTTGATGATAGCTTCCCAATTGCTCTTCAAGAAATTAATATTATTAGGCCTAAGATTGATTTACTTGTAGGCGAGGAAAGTAAGCGCCCGTTAAATTATGTGGTTATAGAAACAAATGACGATGTAGTAACAGCTCTTCAAGATAAGAAAAAAGAATTGTTGATGCAATATCTTCAGGATTATTTGGGCGAAGGCTCAGAAGAAGAATAAGGAATGCAACCTCCTCAAATACAGGAGTATATGAGCAGATCTTATAAATCTATAGCAGAAGAACAAGCGGTAAATTCATTAGCATACTTAAAGGAAAAACTTAATCTTCCCAATGAATTTCTAAAAGGATGGAAAGACGGATTGATTGCAGGAGAAGAAATTTATTATGTAGGCATTACAAATGGGGAACCTAATCTTAGAAGGACTAATCCCTTATATTGTGACTATGACCGTAATCCAGATCTAGAATGTATAGAGGACGGAGACTGGTTTGTATATCACACTATGATGAGTGCCTCTGCGATATATGATACATACTATGATAAACTCGAAGAAAAAGATCTAGATAAGTTAATTGCTTTATCAGAAGGTCAAAGTTCTGTTCCCAAAGCGGGTACGGGTGACGTTAATAGCCGTAGTATTATATATAAGGAACACGTAACACCATTTGATGATCCCGAAGGAGATTCTATGGATGTATATCATTGTGTATGGAGATCTTGGCAAAAGATTGGATTCTTAACTATAATAGATCCAGAAACTGGAGAAGAAGACGTAGTAGATGTAGATGAATCATATAAGCCTTTACCTGGAGATAAGATAGACTGGAAATGGATACCTCAGATTTATGAAGGATATAGAGTATCCGATGAATTTTATTTTGGGATTCAGCCAATAGAATATCTAGATGCTCCTATAGAATCTATAACTCGTAGTAAATTACCTTATATAGGAGTTGTATATAGTAATACAAACTCTAGAAATAAATCTCTGGTTTCAATTATGAAATCATTACAGTATATGTATATAGAGGTTTTCTATCGTATGAATTTAATGTTGGCCCGAGATAAGGGTAAGATACTTAACATGGACGTCACACAGATACCTAAGTCTATGGGTATAGATGTTAATAAATGGTTACATTATCTTACTGCATTAGGCGTTAACTTGATAAATCCATATGAAGATGGATGGGATATCCCAGGACGTGAAGGTGGTAAACCTGCACAGTTCAATGGTATTTCCGCTCAGGATTTAAGTATGAGTAATGTTATTTCTGGTTATATAGATCTATTGGATAAGATAGATGCTATGGTTGGAGAATTGTCAGGTGTATCTAAACAACGACAAGGATCTATTCAACAGAGAGAATTAGTTGGGAATGTAGAACGTTCAGTTATACAGTCCAGTCATATTACAGAACCATTGTTTTGGAAACATAATCTGGCTAAAAAGAATTCTTTAACTGTTTTATTAAACGTAGCCAAAGCCGCATGGGCGGAATCAGGTAAGGAAAAATTACATTATATATTTGAGGACACTGTAAGAATCTTTATGGATATTACAGACGACTTTTTATATTCTGATTTTGATATATTCTTAAGTGATTCTAGTAAAGAACATATGAATATTGAGAAATTACATACATTGATCCAACCTGCTATGCAGGATGGTTCTGGTTTATTAGAAGCCGCTGAGATACTTACTTCAGAAAATTTAACTCAAATAAAAAATAAGTTGAGAAAGTTAGATGAAGAAAGACAGCAACGAGAAGCTCAGCAAGCACAAGCCGCTCAGCAAGCTCAAATGGAAGCTAATCAGATACAAAAAGCAATCGCAGATGAAACCAATAGAATTAAAGAAGAAGATTCTATAAGAACTGCAGAAACTGATATTACTGTAGCTTTAATTCAAGCTGAAAGTAAATCTAATTCAGAACAACCAGAAGAAGATAATTATGGAGAAGATGAGAAAGCTAGACAGACTGCAGAGAAAATACGAAAAGATTATGAACTTAAGCAGAAGTCTTTAGCTGAAGATCATCGTAAAAATGTACGCGCAGAAATGCAGCGAGATAAAGAAATAGAAATTAAACGTAAGCAAGCCAATAAGCCTGCTGCACCAAAAAGTAAATAATTATGGCACAAAATATATCCCCAGAAGATAATCTGGGTGGATTCAAAATTATTAGCGACATGTTAACTGGACCGCAAGGCCCTCAGGGACCTCAAGATATGGATGACCCCATTATAGATCCGAAAGATATAAATTTTGATGATGATGACAATTTAGGCGGAACTACTGATTTTGATGATCCGAGTGATAAAACTGCGATTAAAGATGTTAAAGTTCAAGATCCAGATGATGGAGACGATCCTATTATAGATCCGAAAGATGTTGATCCGGGAGATGATTCTATTGTTGATCCAAAATCTAAAGATGAACCTACTGACGAACCTGTTGAAGATTTGTCAGAATATCAGGAAGACATAGCAAATTATTTAAAATCAGAATTAGAAAATAATCTAGGATGGAAGATACCAGAAGATTATGAAATGAAATCTATGGAAGATGTTGTAGAATTCATGGGGGATCTAGTATCTAAAGCTTCTAAACCAGCATATGCCAACGAAGAAGTTAAAGCGTATGATGAGTTTGTTAAAAATGGAGGTAATCTTAGAGATTTTTATTCAGCTATAGCAGAAGGTAGACTTAATACAGAAGGTCTTGATTTAGAAAATGAGTTTAATCAGAAAATGATTTTGAAAGAACATCTTAAGAATCAAGGGTATAATGATTCGCAAATCGATAGACGACTTGTAAGATATGATGAGGCAGGTGTTTTAGAGGATGAAGCTGCAGATGCACTCGAGATGGTAAAAGAACATAACGAGAAGGAATCTAAAAAGCTATTAGATCGCCAGGAAAATGAAGCTGAACGTATAAAAAATGAGCAACTTTCGTTTATAACTAACGTAGAGGAAAGTGTAAAGGGATTGGAAACTATTAGAGGTATAAAAGTCTCTGAAAAAGACCGTAGTGATTTGATGGATTATATTTTAAAAACTGATTCTTCAGGCTCTACCCAATACCAACGTGACTATATGGCGAATATAGACAACTTAGTAGAATCCGCCTACTTTACAAAAAACGGACAGGCCCTTATAGATAAATCTAAAAAGAAAGGGCAAACAGAAGCCTACAGATCACTGCATCAGAAGCTTAAGACAAACAAAGGCAATACAGGAAAAAACAACGAAGGCCGAGATTATGGTGATTCAGCTTCGTCTGGCTTGAGTCTGTTAGGTAAACAATTATTAGGTTAAAACTAAATTTTATAAAAATGGTTAATGGAAGTACAATTACGAATAATCTCCAATTGTACCGGACAAAATAAATGTCTGATTTAGTTGATGAGAACAAGCTTACTCAAGCACTCGTTACTAGACCTCATGAGATTTCACCAGTAATATCCTACATTTTTGGTAATATGGATTCTAGCAACGTTAACGTTGTTGACTTCATTACCAATGGTATGGGTAAAACAGTTACTGTTGAAAATCGTCAATATGAATGGTCTGTAATGATCGAACAAGACAAAGCGATCGTTATAAATGATGCTAAGTGGCAAGGCGCCACTATAGTAAGTACTGACCTACCTGGTGTAAACCAGTCGGTTATTCAACTTTATTTGGCTGAAAAATGGTTCGGTCCCGGAGCTATCTTGGCATTCGATGATTTCGAATATCAAGTTAGAGTCGTTGGCGACGCATATCAAGATGGAAATTCTTGGGTATATACTTGCGTAGTAGCTGACGGACAGGCTGATTCTTACATTCTTCCTTCCCTTCTTGCTGCTGGCAAGATGGTAAGTAGGACTGGTTCAGCTTACGAAGAATACAGTGATGAAGCTGATATCTTCAATTATGCAACTCCTTTCAAGCTGCGTAATCACCTTACTACCATGCGTGCAACGTATGATATTACTGGTGATGCTTATGCATCTGTAATGATAATTGCCCTTAGAGATTCTAAGACTAAAAAGACAACTAACTACTGGGCAGATTACCAAGAGTGGACTGCACTTCGTCAATGGTACCAACGTATCGACATGAGTTGTATGTATTCTAAATACAACGCAAATGCTGATGGTACTGTATCGATGAAGGGTTCAAACGGACGCCCTGTATATATTGGCGCTGGATTGCTGGAGCAAATTTCTCCTGCTAACAAGCGTAACTATACTACATTGTCTCTTTCAGTACTTGACGATTTCATGTTTGATCTGTCATACAATATCTTAGGCCAAGGCGAACGTAAGTTTATTGCTTTGACTGGTGAGATGGGTATGAGGGAATTCGACCGTGTACTGCGTGCAAAGGCTAGTGGATATACTCTTATAGACACTAAATTTGTAACTGGTTCAGGTCAGCAACTAAAACTTGGTGGACAGTTTACTACATATACTGGGCTCAATGGTGTTGAATTAACACTTAAGCATTTTCCATTATATGATAGCCCTGTTTATAGTCGGAAGCTTCACCCTGTATCAGGGAAACCGCTTCAGTCTTACAGGATGACTTTCATCGATTATGGTATGCGCGATGGCCAATCTAACATCCGTAAGGTTGTAAGAAAAGATCGTGAATTCGTAGCATGGTACACTGGTGGTTCAGTATCACCTAGTGGACATGCTAACTCGATCAATACCCTGCGTTCTAACGCTAGGGATGGTTATCAGGTACATTTCTTGTCAGAACAAGGGATAATGATTTCCGATCCTACTACTTGCGGCGAATTAATTTGCGACGCTGAGTAAGAGGACATTATATAGATTAGAAGGGGACGGAGTCCTTGTGGCTCCTCCCTTTTTTTATTTCACACCGTTTAAAAACGAGGATTATGATAGTAATATTACGACCAATTAATAAAAATAGATGGTCAGGACTAATTAAATATAAGAACTGTTATGAGGACATTGGATCATATTTTACAAGATCGGGTGCATTATATACAGGATTAATAGAAGATGATGCTATAAGATTAGGAGAAATATTAGATTTGAATCTAAAGAAGTCTTCAGAATATTGGAACACATTTTTTATAAGAACTACGGATAAAGATTTGTATTTAAATACAGATGATCCGATGGATGAGTTAAAATACTTATTCTTAAAAAATCATAAGCGAGTAAAAACTTCATTAATGGAACATAAGGCTGGAGCTAATTTTATACTTATCAATAAGGAAGAAGAAGCTAAAAAAGCTAGTGTTTATAACAGGACAAAACGTTCTGCAATTACGGAGTTTGATAAATTATCTACTGAAGATATTAGGAAAGCACTTAGAATTTACGGACACAATGCTGATAGCATGACTAACGAAATGGCCGAGAATAGGTTATTCGAAATAGTAGAAGGTGATCCAGAAGGCTTCTTAAACAAGTGGGTAAAGAATAAAGATCGCGATACACAGTATATCATAGAAAAGGCAATATCTAAAAATGTTATACGGAGAAATAAGAGATTATTCTCCTATGGTACAGATAAGCTTGGACATGGTATAGAAGAGGTTATTAATTTTATGGATGATCCTAAGAATCAGGACATCAGAGTAGCAATACTTAAAGCAATTGACGCCAAGGAATACTTTGACGTGAATCTTCCAGAGGATACTCCAGAAGCAATTGTAGAGGAAGTTAAAATTGCCGCCAAAAATAAAGCAATAGCCACTCAACAAAAAGTAAAGGTTACTAAAGAAAATGTTGAATTAGAGATTAAATTAGACGAATAATATGACTATTGCCAATATGCATATAGCAGTTAAACTAGGATTAGATAAATCTGCTAAATTAGAACTTCCTGCGTTTGAACCAGAAGAAATAGATCTTTGGTTAAACGATGCTATAAGAAAGTTTGTAAAGACTAGATATAGTGGGACTAATGCTAAAGGCAAATCTTTCGAGGAAACTCAAAAAAGAATAGATGATTTAAGATCTATAGTTGTATTTGATACTTTAACAAGTAGCAGTTCAACGGAATATACTAACGCATATACAGTAGATTTACCCGCTGATTATTGGTTTTCAGTATCAGAGGAGGTGGCGATTGTAGTATCAGGAGTATCTACCAATCCTAGAATTGGAGTGACTCAAGTGTCTTTAGATGAATATACACAAAAATTAGCAGATCCTTTTTCAGAACATATACTACATTATAGTACCGCTAAGCCATTAAGGTTTATAAAAGAGGATACTATTGTATTAACGTCAGATGGTAATTATACAATTCCTACTGTATATTTAACATATCTTAAGAAACCGGCAGAAGTACAAGTAACAGCTACGGCTGTAGATTGTGATTTGCCAGAACACACACACGACGAGATCGTAAAATTGGCTGTCAATATGATGTTAGAAAACATAGAGCAGCCTCGTTATAGGACTCACTTGAATGAAGTGAATTCTATGGAATAAGTTAACACTTAAAATAAATAAAAATGGTAAATAGAGTAACAGAGATATTAATCGGCAAGGATATTAGCCGCGATGCTGCAGTAGTTACAGGAGTTGACATGACTGTACTAGGCACCACAGGCGCCCTTGGTAGTGGTGAACTCGTTGTTCTTGACAAAAATTTATTAGTAATGGCTCCAGGTGCTACTGTATCTGACACTGATACTATATTTATTGCTCAAGGAACAGCCGCCACATTCTCAATAACAAATGAGGCTGGCACACCAACTTTGGCCAACCGTAGGATTACCTTGTCAAAGCCCATTGAGGCTGCACAAGTTAGATCTTATTTAGGCGCAGATTACGCCGTTAAAGTTGAACAGACACAATTATATGATGAAGATGATGTAACTTTAACATGTGTTGCAGGAACAGAGTATGTTCTTAGAATTGTATATAATGACATCACTGAGTATCCAACAAGATTTACACAATCTTATAGATGGGTTGCCAACGGTACTA